AATAGATTAGTTCTGCGGTGACGATTTCTCTAGATGGTAATTGATTACCTCGTCTCTTTATAGTAGATGCCGTATTCTTTCGATTCATGTATGTTATAATCTTATCAATGTTTGATTTTGATAAGTATAGATAAACATTAGGATCTATATTCTTTTCCAATGTCATGCATCGTATATAATCGAGAAATTCTATTTTAGATAATTGTTTGTTTTCCAAATTGTATAAGAACGACTTTTCCCATTTTGCTTCCCATTTTTCTATTGAGACAAGCGAGTGTTCTATTGTTATTTTTGACTCTGGGATTTGAATAAATACATTATTAACAGAATCCCAGGCTTCCATTGCTTCATTTTTAATCTCTAAAGGCATATAAAATACTCCCTTCTCTAAATAAAAAAATAAGGGGCAGTTTGATTACCGCCCCTCTAAATAGTCTATACCTATTTATCAGTTAAGATTGTTTGGTTCTGATGCCGGAGCAGCAGCTGCTTCTTCTTGTTTTGGTAGAATGGCCTCAAAGAAAGCAACCGCAAATTTATCATTTGTAGCTAATTCCATATATAAATCAGAATAGGCATTTGTTGAGAAGTAATCTTCTCTAACTTTATCGTTTTTAATAAAGTTACGTCCATCTTCCGATTTAACACCATAGGCTTTATGGATTAAACTCTTAAATAATTCAACAAGACGAGCTTGATCTTTGGCTTCTACAATTTTGTTGACAGTATCTTTAATACCACCAGCAGTTCCTAACTCCATATCAGCAATCTCAGCTTTTGATAGATTAAAGTAGAAATCTTCAGTTCTTTCTACCCCATTGTAATCGATATATGTTCTATGATCTCTATACATGTTCTATAATCTCCTTTCGATCATTCTTTGTTAAGCGGCTCTCATGATTGCTAAAAGATCATCGATTGATGGAATCTTAGCATCAGTAGTTGTTGTTCCATATAAAGCGTCAGTAATCTTAGTCAACTTAGCAGCAGCAATCTTAGTTGAGTCAATAGTTACATAAGATGTTGGCTTGAATCCACCTACGCTTACTGGTGTTGTCTGGAATTCCCATGACATTTCCAATGGTGCTGGTGATTCGTTTACAGTTGTATAGTCACGAGCGGATGGTGATGCTGTGCAGTTGTATGCGATATGGATTTCATATCCATATTCATCTAATTTTGAGTCGTTACCTTTAATTGTCTGCCAAGAGAAATTAAATGGCATACGAGTCTGCTGGTGAATGGATAGACCTGGCATAATTGCTTTAGATCCGTCACATTCCTCGAATTCGTCTGGTCTATCGTATGCTTTGATAGTTCCACCAAATGTTTCAACACCACGTAATCCTAAGTATTTGCTATTGTTAGCATAGAACTTGTTTTCGTCAGCTCCTGCTGGTGTAGCTGTTACACCGATTAAGCCGTTCCAAGCAACTGCCTTTTGTTGACCTTTAACTTGAAGAATACCATGACTTGTACCGGTAGTATAGATGTGCTTATCAGCTTCATCCCAATTTAATTTAGCCATTGTTTACTTTCCTCCATTAATAATATAGTAATAAATGTGCTTGATTCAACCCATCATAAGTATTAAAGTTTTCGATTGAACATTTATTCTTAAAATGTTCTAATACATCAGCTTCTAATTCTAAATCTGGGTCTTGATATATACATGTTATCTGATACGCTTTGAATCCTAAGTATCGACCATTATTGGCATACTCATCGAGATCTCTACGTCTCTTATAGATAATACACGGATATTTTATACTAGATCCATCAGGAGGAGAATAATAAACCCGATTATCATTCCCCAATATGGATGCTAGTTCTTCATGTAAGGCTAGTCTTTTAGTTAGATTCTTCATCATGCCAAACCCCTCCTATCATTATTTCAATTCTTGGAGGAATTGCTTTGACTGATTCTACCTTCCATTTTGACCCAGCCCACTCTACATACGCAATCGATGAGAGGTGCTTCTTGATATATGAGTCTGATATAATACTGAACTTATTACGAACATCGATGTTATCATTAATGTAGTTAGATTTATTACGATATACCGTATTTAGTAAAACGTCCATATAGTATTCTCGTTCATCAGTAACTGGTAGGTAGACACCTGGTCTTATTACATCTGTTCTAATAAACCCAATAGTTCCTCTATGTTTCATAAAGCACCTCTCTATCTAATTAAGCCTGGTCAACGCCCTTGTTTACGATTTCGCCAGTCTTCTTACTAATATCATAAGAACCTGGAACTGCTGTGTAAGGTTGATCAGCCTTATTAGCTAATACAATTGCACCATATGGTACAGTCATAGCACCAGAGCAACGACCTTCTAATAGATACTGCATCTGGTTGTAGTTCAAGTCAAAGTCATCGAACATATTCAAGGAACCACCCTTGTCAGAACCGATGTTGTAGCCCTGACCGCCAAGTGTTACAGAAGTAATCTTTCCGCAAACTTCATCTGGTACTGGAACGATCTTGCTAACTTGTAACTTAACAGCTAACTTATCAACATTCTCATATAGGTCACGACCTGTTGTGTCTGTTAATAGTAATAGCTCTGTTAACATAGACTGACGGATGAACATCTTGATTTCACCCTGTCCACGATAGTTAGCCATAGCCTTAACGTGAGCAACGATAAATGCCTTAGCAGCAGCTGCACCAGTTCCTTCGAAGTTATACTTCAATGAGAATAAGTCAGCATCCTTAGCTACTGGACGGATCTTTGTTTCATCAATCTTTTCAGCGGCTAAGTCTTCACGACCATCACCGAATAAGCCTGCACGAGCGATTTCTTCGTTAATCATTAACTGCATTTCGCCCTTTAACCACATAACTACATCAAAGTCTGTGATATCAAGAACATCATCACGGTCTAATTGCTGCTTCTTATAGATAGTAAATGGAGTAGTTGTTCTCTTGAGTAACTGGAATACTTCATTTACCTTCTTATTGCCCTTTACGAAACCTCTGGCACGTGCTTCATCTGCTGTAATGTTTGCAAATGTGGACTTAATACGTGAGAATGGTGTCTTGTGAACAAAGTTTAAGAACTCTGTTACCCAGCTCTGTTGACGAGCAATGAAATCTGGTGTAGAGCTAATGTTCTTAGCATCTGGGAATAATACGCCGATGTTTTCCATACCATACTGAGCAGCATGTGCTAAGAATGATTCCTTTAAGGATCCGCCATACTTGTTAACGTCCTTGAAAGCATCGTGCATTAGTGTTTCAAAATCTTCCTTTGTAACGGAAGCTTCGTTGGAATCTTTGTTTTCGAATACATTGTATTGCATATCTTCTTCTCCTAATCCGGAATGTTTAACATCTTCCTCATCGTCTTCTTCGTCTTCGTCATCGTCATCAAGTTCTCCATTTTTAGTGTCTTCAATCGCTTTTCCGATAAGAACTTCCATAACTTTACGTTGTTCATCGTTGAATGTCTTTAAGACATCCCCAATTGTTTTTTCGCCTGATTCGTCTTTCTTTTCTTCAGGCTTTTCTTCTGGTTTCTTCTTATTCTCTTCCATAGAATCTCCTTCTTTATCTGATTCACTATCTGAATGAACTAATGATAGCTCTACATTGTCGCTACCTACTTCATAGATAAATTCATCTTCGATAATGGAAACAGAGTCACCGTGGGCAATGGCTACATCTGTAATAACAGCACCTGGATTAGCTCCTGATAGAACTAAACTAAGCTCTCTAATTATACCGTGTAGAACATTACCACCTTGTTGTTTAAGACCATTTGCATAAATCGATAGTGATTTAATGTCTCGGTTCTTAAGCAATTCTTTTGCGCGTTGTCCCATAGGGGATTCATTAAGATACCCATATGCGAATACGCCTTCTGGACGATTTTCTAATACAGCATGACCTAATACAAGATCTGGACTTGAATGATCATGTTGCCATACTAGTGGAACTTCAGCACCATCTTGAGCACTGAAAGCGTTTGCTTTAATCGTTCTACCATCTGAACAAGGTAGATCGTTTTTAGTCGCCCAACCACAAAAATCATATTTTTTATTTTTTGGCATTCTCTTCTCCTTTCCCAATAAATCATTAGTGTGTAAAATGTGTTTGTTTTAATCGGCTGCGTTGTTAGTCTTTACCAGTGGTCAAATAAACTTCCATTTTGAAACTAAACTGAATCTACTGGGACATCTAATGTATCAGACGGTGTCTCTACATCTTCTTGGTATTCATCTTGATACTCATCTAATGGCGGTTGTATTCCGGTATTAGACTGGTTGATGTTTCTATTTCTTAACTCGTTAGCAGCAGGATCATCAGATGGCTTATATCCAACAATACCACGTAGTTCGTTTGGTGATAGAATTTCATTTCGAGTAAATTTATCTGCAATATCAGCAATTTTAGACACGGGAGTCAGCTCGAATGGATTTCTATAGTAAACGATGTCTTGGTTTTGAGTACGGGCAGTCTGACTTATAAACTTTCTACTAAACTCATCTCTGAGTGCTTTTGCAACAGGACCAACGGTTCTAGAGTAGTAGTTTATCATTGTCTGCTCATCGGCTGTACCATCCATAATGGCTTGAGTTATACCAAGCTGAGAATACAACATATCTTTTAATTCTTTAATGTTATCGCGAATACCATTATCTATAGCACGATTCAATTGTGTAATCTTTTCGTTACTTCCAATATATGCTATACCATAAGGATTCGACCGCATCTGGTTAGTCATATCAGCTATTCTAGCGTTAGCCTCTGCTGATTTTAATTTTCCAGATACAGCATATGGTAACTGAACCACCATATTCATTTTGTCAGATGCAATTCGTTCATCAAACACATCTCCTAAACTAAGCTTGTTCATAAGACGTTTTGCTACGGATCCATTCGCATTCATTATGCGGTAATAAGGATTCTGTATAATTGCTACTTTTTTCTTATTAAACCGCATCTGCTCGAATACGCCAGTATATGGATTGTATATCTCAACATCTACACTATCTGGATACCAATTAACAGCTTTACCAACTCTTAATTCGGTTGGCATCCAAGCGTCTGTGTCTTTGGGATTTATAGTAGCAACTGTTGGAACTACAACAATGCAACCTTCATCGAACATCGAAACAACCGTGTCTTTTATTAAGTCTCTACCAGTCTGATCTAAATTAGCTGATAATGATAGACAGGTGTCCAACTTCGATCTAATAGTTTTCTTGAATGATCCATTTTCATCAATTTCAGCATGATGGAATGTAAGCATTGATACGTCAGTGGCGATTCTATCATATACTGCTGTTACTACTGACTTTTCATTTCCGCCTCGAACATATCTTATATCTGGACGATACGTTGATATGATTCCTCCACTACTAGTATATGGTGTAGGGTCCTTATTCATAAAGGCATCCCAGGCATGTGCTAGCCTAGTGCCAAATTTCTCTTTAGCCATATAATGCCCTCCAGTACTATCTCTTCATTTCTGCGTTATACTTACTTAGGAATAAAGCTCCAGCTGATCCTGATTGGGCATCATATTTACTAAGTTTTTGACCGTATGCGATTTTCAACGCTTTTCTAGCCCACTTACCCGCTTTTTCTCGACGCTTTGTAGCTTTATAGGTTAGCTTAGCAGCTTTACCTTCAAACTTCATAGCTTTCTCAAATTTACCACGAGCTTTAAGCTTCGCCGCCTTGTAATTTAATTTAGCAGCTTTAATGTCGTATTTATTTCCTTTACCTAAAAGTTTGTTGTATTTATCATATGCTTTTGTTAGGGTTCTTTCACGATTGCGCTTAATACCCCATTTCATACCAAGGACACCAAAGTGATATAATTCCTGAACATCGTTAATATTTTCCATCTTTGTAATCCCCCGGATTATATCTATCACGAGCAATACGATTATCACTATAGTCTCGTCTAGATGCATAACCGATTGAGAATAGATTTAGAGACATGGCTTCATTACCAACAAGCCATGATCTGATTCTACCAAACTTCTTACCTCTAGATTCATCATATTTAAGTGATCCATATGAGCCCATCAAAGCTGACTTAATAATTGATTTTCCAAGATTCTCTTTCATTACTTTTGATAAAGTAGATTTTTGAACCTTTGGGTACAATCGTTGTGCCGCTTTAATTCTTGCATCTGCTTTGGCACTCTTAATCATTTTACGACGATCCATAAATGATTTTAAATCTGTTACTTTATTCTTTGACTTAATTTCTTTTATACGATTTTTGGCCCCGTGTCTATAATCTCTAGACAACTTAACGCCCCATCGCATACCTAATACGCCAAAGTGATATAATTCATTACTATTCATGATCACTACTCCTATTCAAATAAATCTCGATTTTGTTTAAATGCAACATACGCATCTAAAAGTGCTGCAACATTATCAATCTTGTCTTCGCGGCGTTTCTTAGACAATTTTCTATTGCCATTACTGTCCTCGAACGTAATACAGTTACCCATTGTAAATTGCATTATAGATTGATCAAATAACAATGACCTACGCTCAGCCAATGTTTTTAGTTCTCCTAATGGAACTGATTCTGTTTTAGCTCCTTGTGGGACTTTAACAACACCATAAGGACTAACATCAATAGCCCATTTTTCAACAAACTCCTTAGCGTTGTATGGGTCATATCCGAATGCCCTAACATCGTATTCTGAAGATGCAATATACTGTATCAAATCATCATATACTCTGTTTAGATCTAGAATTGATCCCGGTAAAACAATAAGAGTTCCTTCATTGATAAACTCTTCATATTTAACTCTAGAAGCACCTGGCAGCTTACTTAGTGTATACTCTGTAATATAGCTTCGACACTTGATTCCGAACTCTTCTTGCCTCAATGGAAACAGAAAAGTAAAAGCACAGAAGTCATCACCTTGCGATAGATCGGCACCCATTGTACATGGCATCTGCCAGAATTCTTTATGCCGATGCGGCTTCGTTTCTTCATATGTAAAGAAGTAAGTAAAACCCTCCATTGGTAAGCCAAATCGCTTTGCTAGAATATCATTTCGTAATGCTGGGTTGTGTTCCGCTTTTTCAACCGCTTGCTGATATACTTCATATGGAACTGTGATACCTAAATTAGGATTGCATTTCAACCACATAGATGGATCACCGACTTCCTTTATGTCATCTAGCTTATACCAGAAGATAGAAGTAAATGGATCATAGACTTCTCCTCTAAGAATTTTCAATAACTCCATTTTGATTGAGTCGCCTGGACCATTACGAACGGTGCCTTCTGAGCTAATACATACAACAATGTAGTCATCGTACTTAGATCCACCTTGTTCAATTGCTTCAATCGGATTCTCTCTAATGTCACCTGACAACCATTCGTCAACTGTAGCGCTCTTCAATCGAAGACCTTGTAGCTTATCAATACGCATTGGTCTTATTTCAATCTTACCACCAGTTAGTCGATTCTCAATACCATCCTTAACCTTAACAAGTTTTGGTTGATTCTCTTTATTACCAGTGGTATTATTCACAGACCCATTTGTTAAGAATTTCAAAACCGGGCCTGGCTTTTTTATCATTGACAATGTTAGAGTAGCCATTACTTCATCTGCTTGTCGTAATGTTGGAGCAACGCATATCTGGCCAATTGATACTGGATCGCATATAAGTTCATATGCTTGAATTGTTCCAGCATAGACCGATTTTGATGCACCACGAGAGACGATTATATACTGCATATGAGTTAATCGTTTCTTAATACGTTTAGTCTCATAATGAGTACCTCTACCATCTTCATTTGGAACTGGAACAGATCTTTCAATAAAGTAGTACCAGCCATAAAGATCTTCGGCCCATAATTTGAATGATGGAAGTACGTTTATTTTACCACCATCAGTCAACACTAATTCGTTTTCAACAAATCTTATATAGCCATCAACGGCTGACTTATCATAGTATATATTCGGATCGGCTATCTTAGCATCTATACGATTCATTTGCATTTCGATCATTTCATTAACGGGTATTTCACCATTAATTACTGCATCACGAAATTGCTTATAGTAATAAGGGTATTCAGTATTACTTAGCATTCTTATCTAAAAGTGTGGATAGCTTGATAGCCGCTTCTAGGAATTTTGTTCCGGTTTCAACATAGTTTGTTGCCGTGGAAATGTATCTTAATGGCTCCGTGGAATTGCCGTCAACATATCCTCTAAGCATACTATCTTGTTTAAAGCGATTTAAAGCATCATCAACTTCAACTTTAGAAAATTCGTATTGATGTTTTCTTAAAAGGCTTGGATCTTTGAGAATCTTCTCTCTTTCAAGCTTTTTAGACTTAGCTTTCTCTCGACCCTCTTTTAATTTGCGGAGTAGCTTACGTTTTTTAATCCACGTAATTACACCCCACTTCATTCCTCTTACTCCACTATGATAAATAACGTTACATGTATTCTCCATGCTCCACCTCCATAATAATACTGGATTCTAATTCTCCAAGAACTCTACGATTAGCTTCGGCAACTGTAGAAAGGGTTGATGGATCAAACATCTCTTTAACCTTAAGAATCATGAATGACTTTATGGACGATAGATTATATTCATTTCCAATATAATCAGCCCATGTTTCTGTATTACTCTCAATGTGATAACCCCTTCTATTTACGCCTAATCTATATAATATCTGAAACACAGTATTGGCACAAGTAATTACTCTCGAGTCAAAACTAGTATCAGACGGATCAATGTCGATCCCTTCTTTTATAGTATCTAATATACTATCTGACATGCTTCCTGCCATATACTAAGTCCTCCATGGTATCATATCGTTTTCATATCGTTCTATTGGTTGATCTCCTATCAATAAACTACCGTCTCCATAGTGTACTTGATCGTGGGTCAACTTAGAACTGCAAATTAAGTTTTCTGGATCCAACAATTTAGCAGATCCATTTAAAAGATCTTCTTTGGTTATTGGGTTTATGTGATGAACTATAATTATACCGTGTATAGGTCTATCCTTAATTCCAAGGTCACACCCATTATCTCTAACTATAACAAAATCACGAACCCTAAGCCATTCGGGTGACTTGTAGAACATTTGATTTAAATATCTATCACACCCAAATGTTTCATCGCCAACTCGTTTATCACCTAATCTAAGATATTCAAATCGATCCATGAAGCTATCTAGTTTGGAAAGTTCCGAATAGCTTTTAATAGTCATTCTCAAGCTCCTCGCCCTTACTAGGTCTATAGGATCCCATAGCATCGATTGCTTTCGTATACAGTTCTGCAATATCTTTCTGTGATTTGATAGCTTCGGCTTTTGCTTTAAGCATTTCTGTTTGATAAACAAGTTCTTGTTTTTCTAATTCAGCCATTGACGATCCAAGTTTCAAAAAATGGACAATGACTGATGATTTAGCAGTACCTTCTCGCAACTGTCTCTCTGCAAGATCAACCGCAAGGGATACAAGTTGTTTCTCTCTTCCGTCAGGAGTTCTAGCTGGTGGCAGAACTCTGTCAGATTCGCTCTTAATTCGTCTCATCTAGAACTTCACCTCTATTTCTGCTCACTTCTATCTAGAAATCTAATGGTCTATAATACTTTTGAACACTTTAAGGATAGATATGCCCGAGTGAAGTACACTTTATGGCATTGATTTGAGCCTGAATTGAAAGGAGACTATATGAACTTATTTGGTTTAGAAAGAAGTCTCAGACATACCTATCCTTAAAGTGTCCAGGAAACAATGCAGAGCCATTATATGTGACCTTAATCTCACCTTTTTGTCCTGGCATTACAGGCGTT